CTATATATTTCCTGTATAATCAGCCTTTAAAAACATGTTAGCTTCTTTTGTTCTTCTTTTATATAATCCTGCAAGTGTTTGTCCTTCTGCTTTACTCCAAGCTTGAAAATCCAAGGTAATTATATTACCATCTCTAACACCTGCACATACGTTTTTAAACAACGTAGATCCTAATACTCCAGCTGTGCCAACATTATAGCTCATTGATATTAAAGCATCAAATTCATTTTGTGTAAGGTTTGCACCTTTATTCTCTAATCCAGACTTTATTTCAGGAGCATACTTATCATTAATTAAATCTTTTAACATTTGAGTTGCTTCTTCTTCTGTAACACTTTCTAAACCTTCTATCTCATTACCAGTCATACCATAGCCTAATGTTTTCACTCCAACTTCATCAAAGTAAGGAGTAGCTGAAAAGCCTTCAAAAGACTTAACAAAATCAATTAGTTTATCAGATATCAAGGAATTATCAATAAAACTTCCATCCTCCTTAAAGGTATAGCTTTTTCCATTAATACTAAAAGTGCCATTTTTATACATAGCACCTTTTGAACCATTGCTTGAAGACTCTAAGTAATACCACTTACTAGTGCTCGAATCTTGCCACCATCCTGTAAGCATCTGACCTTTGTCATTTACTCTATACCAAACATCATTTAATTTCAGCCATTCATCACAGGCCATCTGCCCATTTGAATAAAAATAATACCAATAGTCACCTATTTGATTCCAGCCTGTAGCTAAGGTATTGTTATCATTAACTAAACACCATGCCCATTTACTCATTGTTCTGCCTCCTAATTTGGCATCGCTGCACTGTTTGAATTAACAGTTGCTCCAATTTGCTGAATATTATCAGGATTGTCTACCACTATTTTTGAACTAGCCGAACTTTCTGAATTAGCTTGTACATTTGTTGAAACTTCAACATTTTCATTTGTTTCACTTTCTTTATCAGCTACATTTATAGAAACATTATCAAAATTACTTTGATTATCTTCTTTAACTGCATTGTCTACAGCTGCTGACTCAATTTCTGCCTTAACTTTATTATTGGTTGCTTCATCACTAACCTGTGCAATTGTATTTGAAACAATTTTATCACTTATTCCTTCTGTTGATGTATCCACAGTAATTCCTACAATTGTTAAAATTGTAAAAACTGTATTTATGATATCAACATAATTACTAGGAATAAATTTGCTAGCATTAACTCCTAACTGTTGTGATAATAGCAATATTGCTCCTATAATTGATACCCAAAAAGTTTTATTTTTTAATCTTGCTTTTAAATCGATATTTAACATATTTCTTTCCACCTTTCTATTTAGTCAATAACTGTTCTATAAAATAAACAATCAATAATCCCGTTGAAGATAATAAAAACCCAGATAACCACTTCAAAGTAGAAGTTAAATCATCCAGGCTTTTACATAAACTATCTATTCTCGTCTTGCTTATAGCATCATTTTTCTCTAGTGTTTCAATTTTATTATCATGCTTATTTAATCTTTTATCGTGTTCTTCGAGTTTTTCTTGTACTAGGTTTCTGTCCATTTTGTCACCTGCCTTTGTTGAATTAATGAAATAAGTAATATAAATAATTTTTTTTAATCTTTATTGCCTTATTTCTTTTTTATCCTCTGCACTATATTTTTCTATGATGAAGCAGCTGTCGCAGTAGAAATACCAGCAATTATTTCTGCCTTCTCATCCTCTGTAATCCATGTTTTACTTACTGCCGCGCTTAGTTGTGTTTCGTCTAATTTCCCTTGTTGATATAAGTATAATAATCTTTCATACATGATAACTCCCTCCTATAATCTGCTTTGTATTAAATTATCTATTTGTATTTGCATGTTTAAATTATCCAATATTAATTGGTTAATTAAATTGACTTGTTTTTGAGTTTCGGTCAATTCAATTTTTATTGATGGATATTTTGCGTCTAATTCTGAGGTTGTAGCGGTTTCAATCCATTTTTCACCATCCCAAAACGGCTTCAAATATGTTATATTATGTCCGTTAATAATTTGCGAATCATTAATTAATTCAACAACCTGATCATCTGAATTAACTTCAAAATACTGTGGCTTACCGTCTGCAAATAATACACATCTAGCAACTAAGTTACCGTCCTTATCTGCGATAGATTTTTGTTCATATTGTGGCTCATAAATTTTTGAATCCATGTTCTTACTCCTCCTAATCTATTAAATATGTTATCATACTTATTGGTATTGCGTCACTTGTTTCAACGGGTTGTCTTGGCACACACCAAATAACACCATCAGAACCAATCCAACCATTAACAATACTGTTACCAGTGCAAACAAAACTATAATTATATTCATATGAAGTCGGACAAAAGCCAGCCGGAATTGTTCCGATTTTATAAGTTGTATCTACTTGTAAAGTTGAAATCGCTTGAACGTGTCCGCTAAGAAAAACCCTATTTCCAATTTTTCGACATCTCAATTTAAACCAATCCGGGTTATCACTTCTTACCTGAAATTGTGTAGAATTAACTAAAAATGTAATCCAGCCAGAATCCGTACCGTCGTCAACCCTTTTCCATATATTCCATCCAGTAGAATCCCAATGCTGCGTTGTATAATAGAAATACCCGCTTGCAGTTAGAAAAAATATTGTCCTATATCCTTGATTTGTTCCGTCATCCATTCTCCACCCGTTTATTATTAACGTTCCATGTTCCCAACCACTAGTAAATGGATAATTTTGCACGGTGCTGATTGCTCCTTCAACATCATAGTGCCCCGCTTGTAATGTAAAAATGTCCGTATTATTAGAAATTCTGCTCGCATGTGATAAAAATCTATTGTCCAATGCAGCTTGTAACCCGCTAATATATCCAATTGTGTGTGCGTGACTATCATCCCCAACGGTAGCTATTATATCCGCATTTGTGGATCCGTCAAAGTTAACGGATCCTGTGACGTCTCCAGTTAATGAAATTGTCCTAGCAGTTGCTAACATTGTTGCAGTTGCAGCATTCCCAGTTATGCTTGTTTTATTATTTATTGAATTTGTAACAAATGCAGTTGTCGCAAGCTGCGTCGTATTTGTTCCAACTACTGCCGTTGGAGCTGATGGTGTACCCGTAAATGTCGGCGACACTAATGATGACTTTTCACTATTTAGTTCATTTATAGCTCCTGTGATATCTTTTGCTGTAGTTGTTCTAGTATTATCCTTCGACAATTGTAACAATGCTGTGCCAACATCAGAATTTCCGAATTTAACTACACTTGCATCCGTATGCGGATAATAAACATTTCCATTACTATCTTGTATTTCTACATTATTTATAGACATATTTGAGCCTCCTTTACATAGTCTTTAAAAATAATTTTACTTGTGTTCCACTTGTATAATCAGTTCCATATTTAACCGACGCTCCATCTGCGCCAGCCGGACCTTGTATTCCTTGTGCACCAGCCGCTCCTGTTGCACCTTTTAAGCATATTGAATACACCCATTTTGCTGTAGCTGCATTTCCTGCAACTGTACAATTATATACATTTCCAGTGCTAGTGTTAAGATATTGATCTCCAACTAAAGCAGATGTTATTCCACTACCACTAAATATTGTTGCAGTTGTACTTGTTCCCGTAACTAATGTTCCAGTAAACCATTGTGAACCTCTTATTCCAGCTGTTCCTGTAGCACCGGTTGCTCCAGTAGCTCCTTGTGAACCAGTTGCACCAGTATCGCCTTTAGCACCTTTTAATAATCCAGCATCTAACTTTTCTTGAAATGTTTCTCCATCCGAGAATGTTACTGCATCTGCACTTGTTAATACATCAACCTCCTGTAATACAGCACCTGTACTTTCATCTAACAATTGAACTCTTACTTTGTTTAAAATTGCCATTATATTATCCCCTTCCTTTAAACTATTTTTATTCCCATATTAGGACTAACTTGAATCGAATTTGTTCCACCATTTGAAATTGTATCAGTTATTTTAAAATATAAAGTTTTTTCTTGTCTATCTGCTATAGCTGGTAATGTTTGTCCAATGTATAACTCCATCTTTTCTAACAATTGATCACTAACATTTTGAAGTTTTCCTTCTAACACCTGTACATCATTCTTAGTTGCAGCTACCACATTAGGATCTATTTTTATAGTTACATTACCTACATTGAGTACTTCTAGTACAATTCTAATAACTAAATCTTTTGTACTTCCTTCTGCTACTACTGGTTTGTAGGTTTCTGCAAGTTTACTTATGGCAATCATGTCTCCGTCTTCATCAAAAATACCAGCCTCTCTGATGAAGAAGCCTCCATCAGATGCTGGTATTACTGTTTCTACTACTATCCAGTTTGAATTATTTTCGTCTATTGAAATTGAACTTATATTTCCTTCCCATACCTTATTTACAAGGGAAATTTGATTTTCTGAAGGTTCATAATAAGCTCCTTTTCCATCTCCTACTTTCAGGGTCTTAAAATTTACTTTATTTCCCGAAATAGGTGAACTGGATAATTTATTTTTTCCTGCTATAGTTAGTATTGTATAAAAATTTTCTGCCAAATTAAATCACCTCCTTACTTTGTGTTATACTTCCTGAACCTACATTCTGGCTAATGCCAGCTTCTATCTTTCCACTTGTTTCAATCTTCTTATCAATCCGTGGATAGACTGTCAGACATTCTCCTGTCATAGCTAATAATCCATAGTATATTTCTGATTGAGTTGTTGCAATTAATTTGTATTCAACTCCAAGATGCGCCTGTTTGGCTATTTCTACTGAATCATATAAACTGTCTAAAGCATATGGAAAACCTGTAGTTGTTAATAAATTCACTTCAAAATAGTAATCTGAGTTATTCTGGATTATTTCAACGCTTGAGACAAAGCTTTTGCAAATCTGCCTTATTACTTCAACTGTTGTTGTTCCTTTTGTATTTAGCTTTGCTAATATTTTTGCTCTTCTTTCTTCTATGGACTTTGAAGTATTCGTTGTAATTCCTACACGCTTTTCCCAAAGGGTTAATCCCCACTCAGTTGCCGTTTGAGGCAAAACCTGCAAAAATAAATCTGAAATATCTAAACCAATCTTATCAAGTACCTGTCCATGTTCATTAAATATTTCGTTAAAAATACTACTGTTTCTTATTTCATCAAGTACATAACTTTTTAGCTCTTCTGAGTTTTCAGCTGTAAGTATTCCTATTTCTCCTATGATGCTGCTTGCTAAAGTTGAATCTGAAGAATTACTCATAAGCTATTCCCCCTAAAGATGCTTTATCTTCATCAGAAGTGATTATATTTTTAGTATCTCCATTTATCTTAATTGATGTTATGTCATTTACTCCCGTAGTCATTACCACCGTAGCTTCAACTGTATTAATTTTTACAACTCCACCTACTGGGATCCCTTGAAAGTACTCCTGTAAGTTCGCTTTTATATTATTTTTAACGTCATCACTGTTAAAACCATTTTGTATAATAAGCCCTGCAATACTTACATCTATTTCTAATGGATTAACTGATACTACTGTAACTGTAGCTCCTATTGGAGCTTTTGCACTTCCCTTTCCATCCTCCGGAGCAATATAATCCTTTACGTTTTGTACAATTGTGTCATCTAATTGAGCCCCATTCTTTCCTGCAACTATTATTTTGACAGTTCCATTACCATTCCAAAGAGGACTTATTTTTACATATTCAACTCCTGATACTTGAAGTGCCCACTTTTCATAATCATATGCATTTCCACTGCTGCTTTCTTCTCTTTCCTTGGCTATAATTCTTTCTAACAGATTTTCACTGGTTTCAGTATTCGTTCCACTAGTAGTTGGATTTGCATTACTTACACCTGTTATTCCATTTATTTTAATTGGAATTTGTACTATAGAATTTGATGGCACATTATATTTGGCTCCAAGCTCCATTGCCTGAATAGGTAATGTGCATTCTCCATTACTAATTTTTCCTTGAGAATTCACCTTATATCTTAAACCTTCAACGGTTTGCACAATACTATTTATATAAATTACTGAACCGTCCAGGCCTGTAAATGTAACTTCACCTACTGAATATAAACCTTGTTTTCTCTCTAAACCGTGTCTTACTGCATCCTGATCTATAAACTTATCATAATCTTCTTTTGGAACTTCTGGTGCAGCCTCACCAAATACTAGCTTTAATATTGTATCTAAAGCTCCATAATATAGTGCTATTTTCTTGGCTGCTGGGGCAATAGCATCATATACGAAATATCCTTCACTTTTAGATATTCCAGAATCAATATCCTCAAGCATCTGCTCCCTTAAAACTTCTTCAGTATTATTTTCATACATCAATTGTCACCTCCCCACAATCGGTTATTGCTGTGAAAGTAATGCTTAAAACATCATTACTTTTATCCACACTAAAATTTCTTATGCTTAAAATATGTTCATTATCCTTTAAGCATTCTAAAGTTAACCTTTTTGCTTCACTTTCAGCTAAACTTTTACTTAAACCTTTGCCTATTAACTTATCAAGTTCCTGTCCATAATCATCACTATAGATTAGATATGTGTATTTGCTTGTTTTAAGTGCTTTCCATATCCATATTTTTAATGCTTCTATTCCCTCTACAATTTGAAATTTACCATCCTTTAGCTGAAAATCATTTTTTTCAAAGTCCCATGCATATTCTTTAGGTATACTTACTTCTGTTTCTTGTGTTGGAAAAGAAGCAATTGCAGCTGCTAAATTTGAATTAGCAGATGGTAATACATCAGCCATTACATTTCACCACCTTACAAAGTATTATCCAGGTTTGATTATCCTCTGTAGGCAAAATTGCAAGTTCATCTCCAACTTTGATTGTATCTAACATATTTATAGCTGTTCCAGAAGAATTTGTTATTGAAATCTGCCTTGAATAACCCGATAATAAATAATCAGCTATATAAAGATCATCCTTATATAGCTGTAAATTATTTGTTTGAACTATTATTTCTGGTGGAGGAGCTATTACTTTGCCTATACTTATTGATGGTGGATTACTTTCTGCACCTTTCTTTTTCATTAGATTGAGCATTTTTATATATGGGTCCATTAGCTATCCTCCCCCTGTAAATCCATTGTGTTACTAAAACTTACTGTAAGCTTCATGGTATACTGTCCTGTGCCACAATCCCAAGTATGAGTATCAGTATTTATATATACTGTTGCATCACTTAAGATGTCTAAATACCATATCTTAGTTTTAACTCCATAGCCTGTTATGCAGCTGTAATTGCCTAACGCTTCAATTTCAATATCTTCTTCAAAACCATGAAGTTTATTTTGCGCTACTGTATAAGGATCTTTATCATCTTCTACTGTATAAGTTGTTTGATACACACCATAGCTTCTTACATAATCTAAATTTTCCACTTCATCAACGTAATTGGCATCAGAATCAAAGATCTTAACTCTATTTACCATATTTTCTATAGAATCTTTATAACTCATATCCATTAAATTATTATTATAAATATCCTTCTTATCTGATTGAAGTACATAATCTGAAATGACCTGCCCCTTTTCAATTACATTTAATTTATCAGATTTCATTATCAGAATATACTGCTTACCATTTTGTTTGCTTGCTTCCGTATAACATTCCATTATTATGTCATAATAACTTTTATCTGGGCAAAGCCTTTTAATAGACATACCAGTTGATATTATATCCCCTGGCATTATATTAACTTCCTGACACGCTTTAATGGTGACCTCCTCTGGAGTGATATCTTTTATATTCATGCTTGTTGAGGAATTCATAATAAATCTCATATAATCGTAGCAAGTGAAAGTCTCTTCTTGATTTGAGGTATCTAAAGTCCTATCTATAACTTCTCCTCTAAAGATTTCTCCATAATTCTCCTCAACGATACTAATTAAACTTCCTGGTCCTATTTGGACTCTTGGCTGATTAAGATCTGTTGTCGAATAAGCCATGGTAAATGCACATTTTCTTGCCGGCTGATCTAATGATGCTGATAATTCAACACTTTTACACACTGGTGTTATTTCTGTTAAATTCCAGCCATCATATAGGCTATATATTTTAATCATGTTTTTCACCTACCTTTTGAGGTTATATTTAGCTTTCATATCTTTAACCAATCTTCCAATCATTAATTTCCTCCAAGGATATTGTTTGAATTTGTTATGCTGAAGCTTGAACCCCACTGTCCTACTATTTTTTCATTCAATTTTAAAACTATATATTGTTTTAAATCCAAAGTAAAATATATATCTCCTGTTCCATCCTTTTCTCCATATTCAAAATTTTCAATTGAAAACAAATCATTAATATCTGTATCAGTTAAAACTACCCTTATGGGTTTCTTACTCTTTTTCCAGGCTTCTATTTTAGCTACACATTCAAAAGGAGTAGGAATATCAGAATATACACAAAATTCATATTCCTGGGCTGGAAAAAAGCTTTCAAAAGATATTTCTGAAAGCTTTGATTCTCCAAGTATATTTAATTCTCCAACTGATTCAACATTAATTACTGTATTATTATTGCCGAGCTTAATTGAATAGTTATCTGGTGGTACAGGCAGCTGCAGCCAGGTATTATCTTGATTAAACCAAAATTCTATCATCTTTAACTACCTCCTAACCCATTCCAAGTGCTGTTTGAGTTAATTTATTTGCAAGAGCTGTTGCAATTTTGTCTATATCCCCTTCTTCTCTGATCACTATTGAATCAGCAAGTTTTGCTATAGTTATTGCTAAACCATTTTGCGTACTATCATTCTTGGTTGTATTTGTACTTCCTTTAAGACCTAAACTGCCGGATTTGCCTCCACCAGATAAGGTACCATTCATATTAGTTTTTATTCCAACTGAAAGGTCTTTAACCGGATCAGTTACCAAACGAGTATTAACCTTAATGCCATTTCCCATACCTTTCATGAAATCTGGCATCCAGGTCTCATAATCTGTAAGAGGACCTTTATCGGGTACAGAGAAGTGAAGGAAAGACTTTATTTTATCTGCTACACCTGAAATTGCATCTTCAACGTAGCCAACAGCTCCAGTTATTCCATTTACTAACCCCATTATCATATCTTTTCCCCAGCCAAGAGCTGTTTTACCAACATCTTTAAATACAGTACCTATTGCACTTAATATATTTTTAATAATGTCAATTGCTCCATTAAACACAGTTGATACGGTACTTTTTATGGTATTCCAAGCTCCTGACCAGTTTCCAGTTATAATTTGCATTACAGTCTTAATGACTCCCATTATAACATTTAAGACAGTTGAAATTATTGTCTTTATTATATTGAAAGCCGCAGTTACAACTGTCATTATTGTATGTCCATGTGCAGTCCAAAATGATTTAACAAAATTTAAAACTGTAGTTATAACATTTTTTATTGCGGTCATAACTGTTGTAATAGTATTCTTTATAAGCGGCCAATTACTTCTTATAAAGTTTATTACTTTTCCAAAGATTTGAATTGCAAAAGTTAGCACTGGTTTTAATATAGAATTCCAAACTGATTGAATTCCTTTAAATACATTTTGAATTATATTCTTTATCTGTGGCATATGAGCTTGAATAAATGTTACCACCGACATAACTTTATCTCTTATCCCACCAAAATTTGTAGCAAATGCAACTGCGAGTAATGCAACTACTCCCATTACTATTTGAAGAGGTAATGGCAATTTAGTAAAGATTCCAAATAAAGATGAAAAACTCTTTGAAGCTACACCTTTAATTTTTTCAAAGCTTCCAGCTAGCCCCTGTAATGTTCCTGATACAGAAGGCATTAATGCACCAGCTTTTCCCATTGATTGTTTAGCTACATTCATGACATTAGACACTTTGCTTTGAGTTCCAGCTGATCTTGCAATTTTGGGCGCTTTAGTGCTATTTGGTTTAGTAATTTTTTGAACTACTTTTGAAGCTTGTTTTCCTATACCGCCAGTAGCTTTTTTAACCAAATCATTGTCTTTAAAAGTTTTAAATAGATCTGATATAGTGCCTTTTACATTCATAATCTCATCTTTTGCATTTATAAAATTAGTTGCCAAATCTTCAACATTTTTTGATGCATTAGATATGGATTTAACTACCTCTCTAGCTTTCTGTCCAATATTTTCAAGAGATCTTTCCCCAGTGTTATTTGTAAGTACTTGTATTAAATTAGAAGCAGATGTACCTACATTTCCTACTGCATCTTTTGTATCATTAAAGCTGCTTTTAACTTTACCTACTGATTCTGATGCTTTAGATATTGCTTGCACGCTTTCTGTTGCTTTTGAAGCAACGGGTGCTAGACTTTCTATTGCCTTTTTAGTTTTCTGAACTCCGTCAACAGCCTTTCCTATTGTTTGTCCTCCTTTATTCAAGACTCCTGAGCCTTTACCGCCATTTGATTTGGGAAACTTTTGAGATATCTTGGACGCCTGTTTTCCTACAAAACCAATAGATTTTTTACCCAAATCAGTACTTGCAAAAGTCTTATACAAATTTGCTGCAGTGTTTTTTACATTTTCAATCTCAGCCTTTGTATTATTAAAATTAGCTTTCATGTCTTTAACTGTTTTGGATACATTAGATATTGATTTAACTACATCACTAGCTTTCTCTCCAATATTTTCAAAAGATCTTTCTCCAGTATTATCCGTACATGCTTGTATAAAATTAGAAACAGCTGAGGTTGTATTTCCTATTGCATCTCTTGTATTTTTAACACTACTTTCAAGTTTATCTACTGATTCAGCTGCTTTAGATATTGCTTGCACACTTTCTGATGCTTTTGAAGCTACAGGTGATAAACTATCAATTGCCTTTTGAGCTTTTTGAGCTCCATCAACAACTTTTAATAATGCTGAATCTAGTTCAAACTCCATTAATCATCACCTCCTGAATACAAGGCTTCCATTTGTTTCATTTTCTCTTCAATTTCTTGTTCAATAAAAGCACTGATGATAATCTTTTCTCCAAAACCTCTATTAATCGTTTCTGATGGCCACTTATCATGAAGCTTCCAGCAGTAATATAAGAGATTTACAGTTTCATCAGTGCTTATGAGTTTTTTATATCTTCTTTTTTGTTAGTAGATTCTACTCCTGAAATTTCAGTTACAGTATCTGCCAAAGTATCAACTTCTCCAGGCAAGAATATTTTATTCATGAGTTCCTTTGGAGTTGGTGCCTTAAAATGTTTCATGAGCTCTTCTGATCTAAGCTCTGGAACACCTGCAAGTACTGTTTCTATCTTTGCCTGAGCTGTAGCAAATCCTTGAATATTCCCTTTCTTATCTACTTGTAATACACGTTCCTGAATTTCATTGTATCTTTCCATAGAAATAGCATTACATGTAAATGTAATTTCAGTATTTCCTAACTTAGCAAGTTTAATCTTTACTTCTTTTGATGGTACCTCAACCTTACCTGCATCTATCTTTAATAATTGTTCAACTAAATTCATAACTTTCATCTCCATTTTCAAATTTAATAAAATAGAAAGACCTCACTAATTATTTGAGTGAGATCTTTCATTTGTTTATTTTCATTATTTTGTTTTAATTTTAACTCGAAGTATGTCCACATTTGAACTTATACCCATTTCTTCTATATGATTTAACCATGACTACATTTAGTTATCTTGTGGTTCTATTAAATCTAAGAAATCATAGCCTGAAAAAGTGAACGGAAGTGATTCTTCAACATTCTTCTTAACTTCCCAGTCTGCTACTGTAAGTTCATCAAAAGTAACATCCTTAAGCACCACTCTTTCAGCTCCAAGTGCATCTGGATCTGCTAATTTTGATATAATTGTACATACTGTCTGCTTTCCTTGCTTTATATTATCCTTCATTAAAATGCTCATTCTTGAAGTTACATGATGTAATTTCAAGGTTCCTTTTCCTTCTATTCCTGTTACCTTGCTTCTCTTCCATAAGTCTCTTGTAAAATTAACATCTACCTTTGTTAAAGTAACCTTTGCTTGAAGAGCTGATACCTCTGATACATATTCTCCATTAATCCATACTTCTCCCCAAGTTCCATTTATAACGTTTTTTGCTTCTGGCATTATAACCGCCTCCTATATATATATTTGAAATTTAATGTCTTCAATTGCATCTAAGATAACAACTTGTCCTCTAAGAAATACTTGAGAACCTGTGTTGCTTTCTTTTATTTCTTGATCCTTCATTGTTGAAATATCAATCCCTTGACTCTTTAAATAATTCTTCTGTTCATCTAAATCAATCTCAGCTCTATTTTGATCTTCAATGCTTCCATCTAGTAATCCATCTAAAACTAAGCTGTCAAAATATCCGTTGATTGCAGTAATAAGTAAACATTTGTGATCATAATCATTTGGATATTTACCAATATAATTATCTTCAGCTGCTCCCTTAACATCATCATGTACTAAATCCATTATGTCTACAATTTTGATTTTCTTAAAATCATCACCTTTATTTTCAATTGTTGTTACAAAGCTGTTTACTGCCCTATCAATTTTAACTTTTTTCCCATCATTAAATAAAATGAGCTGCCCTGCATCAACTGCTGCATCTCTTTCTTCTTTCTTTAAATGTGGAACATCGATTACTTCTGCAAGTGGAGCAAAAGTAGCACTTATTGTTAGTGGAGTTCCTGCCAGCATTCCTGCAATTCTTGAACAATATTCTGCTGCAGTATAAGTCTTATCTGCTGTTTTTATATTATCAGTGCAAAAATTAATTATTCCTTCACTATCTGCTGGACAATGTGGAAGTACAGCTTTAACTTTTATATCTTTAGTATCTCTTAGCTGTTTAATCCAGGTAGCAAAATCGGTTGCTCTTGAAGTAATATTCGCCTCTGTATCAGCTTTACCATCTGAAGTTAACCCGATCCCCGGAATTACAGCATAATCCCATTTAATTGTCTCTAGATAATTTTGAGCTTCTAAATAGTCAGCTGCATCTACTGCTTCTACATAAGTCATAACTTGCTTTGGTGGATTTTGATATCCTATCATGGCAAGCTTTATCTGCTCCTTACTAAAATCTGATAATCCTTCTGGAATTTCATCTATAGTTTCCATTATTATTGGATTGCTATAGTTTGATGGCATAGTATCTTTTAATATAAGTGCCACTATGCCTCTTTTTCCTCTTTGAATTGCAGTAATCCCTGCTTGTTTAAACATGATTTGAATGGATGGTTCTCCCATTTTTCATTCCTCCTTAAAATTTGAAATTAACTTTTTCTGCTTTAGGGCTTTGAGGTGTATTAAAAATTTTGTCTTGTATATAATCTATTTTGAGTTTTAAGTGTATCTCTGTATTCTTTGCTCTTCCTCTTGACTTTCTTATCTTTGCAGCTCTATCCAAAACCTTTATATATCCAATGCTAAAAATTTCTCGCATAGTATCCCATACTTCGTTTTGAGCTATCAAATCAGCATTCATAAATTCATCCAGTTCAGGGAAATAAATTATTTTCATAGTTATTACATTTAAATAACTATTTCTATTAAAATCTTTCTGCCTGCTGGTAACATAACGAAGAACAAAAGTGTCTGCGACACGCTCCTTCGGAGAAATTATTATTAGTTAAATTAAAAACCATAGAGATTGCTGTTCCTCTATGGTTTTCTTCTTATAGTTTATAACTTTTGCCATATACCCCATTGTATTCTTTAGGTCTCATAACTCCGCCACATTTTTCGCATGAAAAACAAGGCGGTTCATCTATATTACTTTGATCCATCTCATCAAAGTATTCTACAACCTCCCTAGGTATATTTTCTGTTATTCCACAATTTAAACATTTATATGGTATTATATCTTTCAC